TCCGTCTGACGGATGAACGTCGGAATGTAGGAGATGAACTCCTGCTCGTAGTTCTCCGTGTACGACTGGATCGCGGCTGTTAACTCCGTGTACGTCATCCCATCGGCCCTCTAGCCATCACGCCCTTGGTAGCCGCTCCTGTGCCACGAATCTTGATGCCGGTAGTCTTCGTATCCTCACGGCCAGGATCGCCCGCAGAGACGCGCTGCACAGCCGTGCGAGGACCCAACTTGTCCACCGCGATGTTGTTGGGATCAGGCAATTTCTTGCCGTTACCCTTTACAGGCTTGGGCGTACCCATGTTTTTAATTGCCATGTCAGCCTCACTTGGTTTTCTGATTGTGAATACGTGCTTCGTTACGCCCGTATTTTTTCAGATCGGCTGTAGTCACGCCACCTTTTTTCATGCCTTTGTGCATACGCTTCTCATGCGCTTTCACCTCGGCTTTGGCTACCTTCTTCATCTGATCCATCTCTTACTCCTAGTTGATGGTCACGTTTGCGACCGTAGTCTGTGCTACCAAGTTGTTGGGTGTCAGCCCAGCATCATCTGATCTCGCGCCACCTATCGGCAACCAACCCCACTGTATGATCCTGCTACCACCACCGGGGAACCCATCCTGCAACTCGCCCGTGCCAGAGTTGTACTGCGTCTGCAATCCAGTCATGCCAGACTGCCAGTACGACAGATCCGGCCTTGGTTCCCGTACAGCTTGCGGGTCATTAACCGGGTACATCCCAAGACTCAACTGCGGCTGGTCAGGCTCCCAACACGTCGGACACACCTTGATCCTGACATTCTTCGTCTTGATCGTCAGCGTCTTCAATATCTTCAGCGGAAACCGGAAAGCACAGCGGTCACACTCCGCAATACTATTCTTGCCACTTGCGTACTTACTTGGCATACATCACCTGTAAGTAATCATCCGTGGCACCAAACGATCTGGCGCCTTCTCACGATCTTCACCCGCTGCCATCTCCCACGCCTCGTCATACTGTGCCTTCAGCATCTGCAAACGTTCAAACGCATTCGGCAGCTTCATGGCCAGCATGTATGCCAAGCCTGCTACTAGGCAGTTCTGGAAACGAAATGGAATATCTTCCACGTTCGCACCGTTGCCGGCGTCAAACATCCTGCGCAGCCGCCAGTACACAAAGTAATAGTACGGCGACTCCAATGTCCCCTGATCCGGCGTCGGCCATACATTAATCTGTGGGTACGCTATCTCGCCATCGGTTGTCTGACCGGACTGGCGGTTCACCCAAACCTGAATCGGGCGCCCTTGCGTCAGCTTGTTCGGGATGGTTGCGTACGTGGATACCGAGATCCGGTTAATGTTGATATCAGTCTGGTTGGCAGTAGAGTCAGGGTAAGTACGAATAACATGCTCAAGCAAATCAACGGTATCAATAGGTAAATCATAAGTATGCGTCCCTTGTACCAGCGTGATTTGACCCTGCTCAATCGTCCACAGGTTAATGCCGCGATTTGCCCACTCTGTCAGTAAAAAATTCAGGCTGCGGCGGGCAGTACGGAAATCATAGCCACTACGCAGCTCAAGTCCACAACGCTCAAACGCCTCTTCAATAAGGTCGTTAAGCGTCGGGTTGAAGTTTGTAGTGCTAGTGGTTTCTGCCATTTTTACACCATTTTTCCACGGGTCTTGCCGCGTTTGGCGCAGCCATCAGCGCGAACAGATGCTGATTTAACTGCTCCACCCTTTTTCATTTTTTCTACGTCTTTAAACCGAACGGCTTTGTTTTCTGGCAACTTACCTTTAGGCACTCGAACAGTAACAGCATCCTCCCCGCCTTTCCACTCTCGGCCAAACTTGCCCGTTTTATCCCCGCCGCTCCACCATTTTTCTTCCCCCGTTCCGTGTTTTGGGTTAGGGTTTCTGCCAAAATACCCAGATTTTTCTGCGGCCTCATATTCCGCTTTTGACATATTTCTATACGCGTGAGTTATATCTTTCTTACTATTTGGCATACGGACTGGTGAGTTTTTTAATCGCAAGCCCTCTGACACAACCACTTTGTTTTTTACATAAGGGCGAGTTGCCATTTCTGCGGCACTCAAAGCCCTCTTGCCCAAGCCCAGGCCAATCAAATCTTCTGGGCCTATTGGCGATGCTTCCAATGCTTGTTCGCGCTCTAATTGACGGCGATACGCAGGATCCCGCATATCTTTACTAGGCTTGTCCATTACCGACCCGCCTTCGTCAAATTTCTTACGCTTCTTCACTATCTAAACCTCGCGGTCTTCTGGGCTATACGTTTTGGTTGCGCGACGAACTGCTTGCCAGCTTTCTTGCCTGCTCGCTTGGCCTTCGTTGTTGCCGCGTACTCCGCCGACGAAAGCGACTTGATAGCCGCTTCCGGCAAATACCTCTCGCCTGTCTTTGAGGACGGCTTGCCACTCTTCGTACGCCACTTCTGCTGTCCCCAAGACTTCAAGCTTTGTTGCGGAGCTTTCATATTAGCTTAGTCCCTTTTCGATTCATGTCGTTTTTTTCAACGCCAGAACTTTTTCCTGCTTGCAGCAATTTTAGATCTTTCAGGTGGTCTGACCCAACAAAATAAACGCCTTTAGGCTGAGACAAAAGCCACATGTCTCGGTGCTTGTTTGCCCTGTCTGCCATCTTCTTTGCTGGCGTACTGCCAGACTCCCACATGTCCTTCTCGCCACTACTTATGAAAGCCGCAACATTTGCCTTTGTTGCCTCGGCGTTGCTATTTTTTAAGTACGCCCCGCCCATTTCTTTTAAAAAAGCGGTCAGCGTATCCGCATCAAACTTACGACTTTTAAAATATCCGTACTGCCCTTGCGTTTTAAGCAGCCGATCAAAAATGGTACCGGGACCGGGGAGTATTTCTTTCTGCTTGTTTATTGCGGTGTTTGTAAAAATAACAAACAAAAATTCTTTTGGGTACCCCTTTACATCTTTTGCCAGCGCATCGTCCCACGAGCCTTGGTACTTAATTCCCGACACTTTGTCGCTGCCATCGCCTTCATACCAAGCCCCATACTTATTTATGGCAGCTTTAGCTTCTGGCGGTATTGCTACGCCTTTGCCATGTACCTGACCAATAAACAGTAAATCAGGGCGAACGCGCAGCACACTCATCAGTCACGATACCCGCCGCCAGCAGCTTTATATTTCTTTGCAACTAATTGACTCTTGCGGGCTGACCATTGACCTGCTCCTGTGCCATGAGTAGCCGCTGCTTTTACCTGTGCCACGATCCTCTTCCGAAGACCAGGCTTAGTGTAATTGCCAGCGGCGTTAACCTTCCCGCCCTCTTTATAGACCGTCACGGGATCGTTGCCGTCCCGCTTCTTGATCTTCCTGATGACTGCTGGGCGCACCGCGCCCATCCCGCGTGAAGGCATCATGTCATACCCCTATTAGCAGTAGCCGCCTTTTTTCATCTTGGTCATGCCACCCTTCTTCATGCCGGTGTAGCCGCCCATAGATACTTTGGTACCTTTGGTCTTGCCTTTGTGTGCAACGCCGTCAGCCGACTTGTGACCAGCAGCTAGACCACCGCCTGCCATCTTCTTCATGGCCATGCCGCCTTTAGCCATCTTGCCTTTGCCATCTGCTGCAAACGCAGGAACTTTTTGGCCGTCTTTCATGACCATAGGCATACCGCCACCTGCATAGCCGCCCATCGCCATCTTCTTGACCTTGCCGCCGTACTTCATGCCAGCCTCGGCCATCTCATGCTTCAGCATCGACTTAGGAGCGCCCTTCTTCTTCATGAACGACACTTCCTTCTTCATCATTGCCTTTGACTCTTTCATCTCGCCTCCTTTAGCCTTCTTGGATATCCCAGCTTCAGATAGCCCGATGGCAATCGCCTGCTTGGGGTTGGTTACTTTCTGCCCCGACGAACTCTTAAGCTTGCCGGCTTTGAACTCGTGCATCACCTTGCCAACTTTTGCCTGTCCACCTTTGGCATAACGCTGGGTCATCTGATCATTTGGACCTGACATTGCTTGCGGCTGCATGTTGAAGGTCTGATTCATTCCACCACTCTGACCACCAGCCATAGGCTGATTGCCGTAGAAAGGATATGTCGGCTGCTGGGTCTGACCCGTCACGCCGCCGTCCGCAAACTTTCTGCGCTTTCTCATACCATTTTCCCTTTGGTTTTGCCGCGCTGTGCAATACCATCCGCGCGAGAAGAGGCGCTAGATACCTTGCCGCCAGACTTCATGCCCATCTTGGAACGTGCATATGGCGTGGATTCTGCATATCGCTTGCTACGGCGTTCGGGAGAAAAGGTTTCGGCCAAGGCTTTCAGGCGCTCGCTCTTGCCGTATGGAGTGTCTTTTTTCAACCCCTCCAGACGACGTCTGTTCAAAGCATCAGAGTCAGTTTCGCCAAACG